GGCCAGGTCCGTGGGGTGTCGGTCGTTGCGCGACTCCATGAAAGTTTCCATGGGCGCATTGGCGGCGTAGTCCCCCATGATGGTGAACAGGGTGTTGACGAACACCGACTTGCCGTTGCCGCCCGTGCCGTAGAGGAACAGCAGTGCGTGCTCTGTGGTGAGGCCTGTGAGGCAGTAGCCTGCCATGCGTTGCAGATAGGCCAGAAGCTCGGCATCGCCTCCGGTGACTTGCGCCAGAAACGCCAGCCACTGCGGACACTCGCCTCGGGGACTGGCGGTCGTGATCTTGGTCATGCGGTCGATGCGCTGGTGCGGCCGAAGCACCCCGGTCTTGAGCTCAATGACGCCCTCGGGGGTGTTCAGGAGCCAGGGATCGGGGTCCCACTCTTCGATGTTGGCAGCGTGCTTGGGGTCGGAGCGGATGATCCGCTCCACCGACCCAATGGAGGAGGCGCTGGCCAGCTTGGATTTGAGCTTGGGCGTGTCGGCCTTGCGCGAGGCTGCGCGGCAGATGCCCCGCGAGAGGTGCTGCACGTAGAGCATCTTGTCCTCGATCCAGCGCTTGCCGTTCCACCAGAACCACTTGCCCAGCTGTGCGCAGTAGCGCAGGTCAATGCCATAGCGGTTGGTAAAAGCAATCGCCAGCCCGTCCTCGGTGCTCCAGTTCACCCCATCGACCAGATCGACCGATGAGGTGTCCATCTCCGACGGATCCGGGTCCTTGGCAATGGGCAGCCTGTGCCCGGTGAGGATGAAGCCATCTACATCGAAGGCGACGTCGCCATCGCTTTGTGCCTCGCTCTGCCCTGAACCCTCGGCCAGCGCGTCGGCAGCGTCCCAGCCTGTGGGCTTGAAATCTGGAGGGATCAGGATGTCGCACGATCGTGCGCCCGCCTCCAGTGCGGCCTTGGCGGCCGACTCGGCGTAGCTCCAGCCAGGCGCGTCCTTGTCCGGCCAGATCAGCACCGCCTTGCCCTCAAGGGGGCGCCAGTCAGTCTTGTCCACCGGCGCGTTGGCCCCTTGCATGGCAGTCGTCGCGCAGTACCCGGCATCGATCAGCGCCTGCGCGCATTTCTCACCTTCGACCAGGATGACCGTCTCGGCAGCGAGCATGCCCGGCTGGTTGTACAGCGGCCTGGGGGTGGGTGGCGCCATGCGGCGCTTTTTGACATCCCAGGGCCGAAACTCCTTCTTGCCGGGCTCAGGTTCATAGCGCGAGACCACGGCGATCAGCTTGCCGCTGGCGTCCTGATACTCCCACTTGGCCGTGGGCACCCCCAGCTCATCGACTGCGGGGCCGGTTTTTTTGGACCTTGCCTTGGGGATGTCCAGCCTGGGCATGCCCAAAATCTCCTGGGCGACTTCGATGACCCGAGAGAACTCGGTCTTGATGTCCAGATGCCGGTTACCGGCAATCAGGTGGAACAGATCGCCACCGGTGCCCTCTGCCCTGTCGGTCCACAGCCCTGCCTTGGGGCCACTCAGGACCACCTCCAGGCTGTCGCCTGCCGCGCCATAGACGTTGCCCACATAAAAGCAGTTGCGCCGGATCACGCCTGCGGGCAGCAGGTGCGTGAGCACGCTCTCGGCGTTGTCGAGCAATGCAGCTCTCACCCGCTCGCGCATCTGCCCTGCATCGCCCGGTCCCTTGCGCTCTGGCGCATCGCCCTGTTCATTGAAATCAAGCACTCTTTTCCCCCTTCTTGTTCTTCTTGATGGCGCGCGTTGGCGCCTGCGGGCTCATGAATCCGGTCTTGAGCGCCACCTCACGGATGAAGTTGGCGTCAAGGCTGACGGTGCCCGCCCAGATGTCCAGGCGCTCGTCGTGCATGAAATTCCACGCACGGCTTTGCTCCACAGGCGTGGCATACAGGCAGTCGTGGATGGCCTGGCAAATCATTCCGACCACCAGATTGGCCTCGGGGCACTGGGGTTGTGCCTGGCGCGAGAGCATCTGAAAGATGGCAGAAATCCTGACCAGCGGCTGGGCTGGCTTGTGCAGCTTTCTGGGATCGATCACCATCACGCACCTCCCCAGCAGCGGTCCGCCCAGGAGCAAAAACGACACTCGAAGTGCGTCTGGTCCATGAAGGCGCGCGGCAGCAACTCGCCCACCTCGGTGGCCTTGAGGATGCGTGCGGCCCGATCGGACATGCGCTGCGCCAGTTGCGCATCAAATGGCACCAGCTCGGCGTAGATCTCCATGGTGTCGGCGTTCACGGCTGTGAAGAGCGCCGGGTGCTCGTGCAAGTCCAGATAGCTCTGGTACACCGCAACCTGCGCGGCGTAGACAGGCTTGGAGACCGCCAACTTGTGCTTGACCAGGTCTTTCCAGGACTTGGCGCTCAGGCACTTGTTCTCCCACAGCGCGGGGTACGCAAAACCCTCGGGGCCGCCGAGCAGGATGCCGTCGATGTGCCCGCGAAGGCGACCCTGTGCGAGCGAGAATCCGAACTGGTGGCCATCGCTCTTGTGCGTTTTGAGATCAAAGCCCGCCATGCGAAGCCAGCCAATGACCATGTCCTCGGTCTGGTGCCCGCGCTCAAACACGCGCAGGATGCGGCCCGAGAAGCCCTTGCCCTGGTCCACCGGGGCCTTGACGTACTCGTACTGGAGCTGGCGCTCACAGGCCGCCCCCAGTCGCGATCCGCCCAGGTAGGTGCGGGGCGTGTTTGCTTCGTTTTTCTTTTGCATGGCGTGATCGATCAACCATTCGATCTGTCCGCTCACGCTTGCATTCGAGTTGAAGTCCATCATGGCTTCACCTCCCAAGGTAAGTCATCCTCCATGTCCGCAAACGGGTTGGTTGAGAGCGCCTGCACCGCCGCATCCTTGATGGGGTCGTGCACAGGCTTGGCCTTCATGCGAACGGGTGGATATTTGGTTTTTTCATGTGCCTGCGTCATGGCCTCGACGTAGCCCGTGACGATGGCGTTGATGACACTCAAGGCCTGCGCCTCGCTGTAGCTGCCCAGCGGCTTGTCAAAGCCAATCTCGCTGGCGGCCTCACCGAAGAACTTCAGGCACTTGCGCATGCACTCCAGCTCAAGCTCCGTGGCATCAACCATGAGCGCCTCCGCTGGCTTGTCGTTGTCCAATGCCCTTACCCAGCTGCCATACATGCGGTGAAACGCACGCTGACAGCGCCCAGAGCAAAACACCCAGTCGATGGGGTAACGGGCGGGCGAACCCACCCGTTGCCGGGTGTCTGTGTGTAGGAAGCCCCTGGCCTCCCGTGAGCAGACCCAACATTTCATGACCCTCGCCTGTTACTGAGCCCAGCTCGGTTTGCCAGACGGAGCAGACGCTGCAGGACGTGCCTGGGGCACATGTGCGTTACCCGCAAAGGCTGGGGTAGCTGCTGCCGGTGCACCGGAGTTGCCACCGCCTGGGCTCGCCTTGCTGGGCACGCCCATGAAGGCGGCGTAGTCCTTGTGGTCGGGCTCCACGGCCAGGCGCACGATGTTGCGGTCGTCCCCCCGGCCGTCCTTTTCCACATCCACGCGGGCGAGGAATTCGACGCCATCAAGGTCCACAAATCCGTTGATGCGACGGGCAGCGGAGGCCTGCGGCGAGTTGTCCTCCGGGTGGACATTGCGGGCGCTGTTGAGCAAGGCGCGGATGAAGCCGCGTCCCATCTGCCCCCAAGCTGGTCCCTTGGCCGAGTGCAGACCGATGTTTGTCCACATCTTGCGCTTGGCGTACTGGCCTGCGGTGACCACGAACTCGGCCGCCAGGTACACGGCGCCCGTCTCGTTGGACTGCGTGGCATAGCCATCGGTCCAGCCCTGGGTGTAGTCGTCAAAGCCACCGGGCTTGATGGACATGCGCACCGGCACGATGGTGCCCTTGGGGATCAGGTCAAAGCCGCCTTGCTGGGCCTGTGCGTCGTTGAAGTCGTTCCAGCTGGAACCAGAGGTGTGGGTCGTGTTCATGTTGAATCCTTAAGCTGTGGTTTGTTGGATTTGGGCTGCGAAGGCCTGGGCGTTTGCCGTGGCGGTCACGTTCAGGCACTTGTTGATGAGCTGCCCCAAGTCAGGTGCTTCGAGCGCGTCAAGGCGCCCCGAGCGGTCCTTGCTCGGAAAGCCATAGGGGTTGTCGGCGCGGGTGACAAAGGCGCGGTAGCTGCCGCCGTTCTCGTCCTTGATGGAAGACAGGGTGATGACCTCATCGAGCACGCCCGGCAATTCCAAAGCGGTCTTGCTGCCCTCGAGCTGCAGCTGAAAGGTGCGGCGGCCGATGTCATCGGTCTTCTCTTCCAGGATGGCTACGAAGATCACGTGCTTGTCGCGAACGTGCTGCAAGTGGGTGAGCGCGGCGATCATTTCCTGACCCAAGAGGCCATAAGCACCCCGGCTGTCGGGCTTGCCGGTTTTTTCGCTGAAGGCCTGCGGCTGGGTCTTGCACCAGGCCAGGCACAGGCGCGAGAGCACCGTGAGGCTGTCGACAAAGTAGTAGTCGTACTTGGACAGTTGCGCCGGATCTCCGTACTTCTCGCACACGTGGTCGTAATGCGCCTGCGAGAACGTCTGGTCCTTGGTCGCAGTCGGCATGGGGCCAGCGAGGAACACCACGAGATCGCGGAACTCCTGCCAAGTGCGTGGACGCACCGAGTCCCCCGTCCAGGATTTGACGGACAGGTCACCAGCCTCAAGGTCCACGAACAAGGTGGCCTTGGCGGGCAGCGTGTGCAGCTGGCTGGTTTTGCCGATGCCGGGAATGCCAACCAGGCAGATCTTGGC